TCGACGCGCTCGTCGCCGCCTGCTTCGTCCACACGATGGCGACCGAGGGGATCGACTCGGTGTACGAGCAGCGCGGGCTCGTGACGCTATCGCTCTGAGGCGGCCTCGACGCCGAGGCGGTGTATCCACACATCGACGAGCAGCGAGGACGTGCGCCTGTCGAGTCCGGCATCTGGGCCGAGCTCACCGCCGCAGAAATGAGCGTGGTCGAGCAGGTGGCCGATGCCACCCATCACGTTTCGCAACGCGCACTCGCGGTGGGCGTCGAGCGTGATGATGTCGGCGCGGTCTTCGTCGGGGAGAAGTGGTTCGCCGCAGAACGCGCAGATGCTGTGCTCGCCATTGCTCGACACATCCGCAGCCTACTGCGTTACAGCCGATATACAGATCGATGCTCGGAGCCTTGCTTCTGCTCGCGGGACTGGCCGCGATCGTTGTGGGCACCGCGCTCTTGTACTGGCCGCTCGCTTTCATAATGGGCGGCCTCGAGCTCTGCTTCCTCAGCGTCCTCTACAACCGAGCTCCTGAGTGAACCCGCTCGCTCGTCTTGCTCGCGGGCTAGAGCGTCGCGACGCACCGAACGAGGTCTGGCCGCGTGGGCTGACCTTCACGAGCTTCCCGATCCTGCGCTCGGGGACGAGCTCGGGTCAGGTTGTCACCGTCGACTCGGCGATGACGACGGTGCCGGTGTACGCGGCCGTCCAGCTTCTCGCCGGCGCGATCGGATCGCTGCCGCTCAAGGTGTACACGGGCACGTATCCGCGCAAGGAAGCGAGCGGCTCACGGCAGTGGAAGATGCTCCACGACACCCCGAACGAGGAGATGGCCGCGGACGAGTTCTGGGAGCTCGTCGCGTCGAGTCTCCTGCTCTGGGGCAATGCCTTCATCTGGAAGGACCGCAATGACCTTCAGCAGGTGTCAGAACTGTGGGTGATCGACCCGCGTCGCGTCCGCGTCTCCCGAGAAGCGGAGCCAGGCAATACCTCGCGGCGCGTCTTCTGGCTCGACGGAGTACCTGGCTACGTCACCGAGCAGTCGATTCTGCACATTCGCGGGCTCGGGACCGATGGGCTCGTCGGCTACTCGCCGATTCAGCAGGCCAGGCAGCGGCTCGGCGTTGAGATGGCGCGGGAGGAGTTCTCGGGCTCCTTCTGGCGCAACGGAACCTTCGCCGGCGCGGTGCTCGAGCACCCGAATAAGCTCTCGGAAGGCGCGATCGAACGGCTGAAGACCCAGCTTCGCGAGAAGTCGGGGACGCTCCGAGCCGGCGAGGCGCTGATCTTGGAAGAGGACATGAAGTGGAAAGAGCTCGGGATGCCGCTGGAGGATGCGCAATTTGTCCAGCAGGCAAACCTTGGGCGTCTGGAAGTCGCGCTCCTCTACAACCTGCCGCCGCACAAGCTGGGCGCGAGCTTTGAGGGGCGCTCGTCGATCACGTACGCGAACGCCGAGTGGGAGGGGCTCGACTTCATCAAGTGGTCGCTCCGACGCTGGCTCGTGCGGATTGAGAATTCCCTGAGACGCGACGCCGGCGTCTTCCCGGCGGCCGGTCCCACGCTCTGGCCGGAGTTCCTCGTCGACGCGCTCCTCCGCGGCGACACGCTCTCGCGCTACCAGGCGTACCAGATCGGGATCGATGCCGGCTTCCTCTCGCCGAAGTGGGTGCAGGAGACTGAGAACCTCGACATCCCCGCCGAGGATCTCACCGAGGTGGAGTCGGAGGCGATGCCGGGACAGCCCGCCGTCCCGCCGCCCTCATCGCCTCCGGCTCCCGCAGCGAATGGAAAGCCGCCGGCTCCAGTAACATCCGGTTAGCCAATGGCTAGGCGTGGTGGTCGCGCAGGGGTGGCGGCAGCGGACTTGAGCCGATGCCCTCCTCACCCCGGCGTAGCTGACAGCGAGATCACCACGCCTCGGCCGTGGGCGTAGCGCGGATCGTCATCCAGTTATCCGAAGACGAGGTGGTCGTCCACGAGTTCAGACGGGCGACCACGCGCCACGATGCGGCGTCGATCTCCAAGATGCTCCGCTCGGCGATGGGCTGGCTGCAGGCGTATGGCGATCAGGTGTCGAACGAACAGTGGGAGGCGGACATCGCGAAGGCGATGATCCACGCGCTCGGCGAATGATCCAAAGACAAAATCTTTCTATCAAGTGATCATCGGGACGCTCGCCTGGTTCAACGAGAGTCCTGCGTGGCTCGCCCGGACCGTCGCGTCGGCCGCTCGTGTGTGCGACCACCTCGTCGCCGTCGACGGACGCTACGAGCTCCTCCAGCACGACATGGACTGGTCGCCGATGACCGAGGCGGAGGCGGTGCTCGCAGCAGCAGAAGGCGCAGGCCTTCCGCTCACGCTGCACATCCCGCGCAAGCCCTTCGCCGGCAACGAGGTCGAGAAGCGAAATCTGCTCCTGCAAGTCGCGTTCGCGCACGCGCAGCCCGAGGACTGGATCTTCGTCATCGACGCCGACGAGTACGTCGTCCACGCCGACCCGAACATCCGCGAGATCATCGCCTCGGTCGAGGGAAACGTCATCACCTACGAGCTCGAGGAATACCTCGACCCCGTCACCGAGCTCGGTACGGACGGTGGCGTCGCGAGGATGATGCCGCTCCCGAACACCTGGCGGGTGAAGCTTCGCTGCATCTACCGGGCGCTCGACGGTCTGCAGTACGTCGGCACGCACTTCCGGGTCGGCGGCTTCGTCGACGGGAAGTGGCACTGGCTGTACGGGAATCCCGCGATGGAGCAAGCCTTCGATTTGCGCGAGCGGCTCATCCTCCGACACGAGAATCCGAGGCGCACGATGATGCGCCGGCAGCAGGCCGCGAACTACTACGCGGCTCGCGACGAGCTCAAGATCGAAGACACAGAGGCTCCCGCCCCTATCGCGTAGGCCACTGCCGATATACAGGTCGTGGACGAGGGAGTTGCCGCTCCGATCCTCGACGAGGTCGAACGTCGTTCGGTCGAGCTCTCCAAGGTCGAGTTTCGAGAGTCGTCGGACAAGCTGACCTTTGAGGGCCGCGCCGCAGTCTTCGACGAGTGGGCGCAGATCGGTGACTTCCGCGAGCGGATCAAGCGCGGAGCCTTCCGACGGGCGATCGACTCGGGCGTCGATGTCGTCTTCGCGCTCAACCACAACTACGACTTCACGATGGCGCGAACTTCGGTCCCGGAGGGACCGGGGATGCTGCAGCTTGAGGAGTCGACTCGCGGACTGGAGGCATACGCCGAGCTCGCGCCCACCTCGGCAGCGCGGGATCTCAAGGCGCTCGTAGATACGCGGGTCATCTCGCAGATGTCCTTTGCGTGGCCGCGGGGCTCGGTCACCGACGAGTGGAACGACGACTTCAGCGAGCGATCGATCTCGGAGTTCTCCGATCTGATCGACGTGTCGCCGGTCGTTCATCCGGCATACGCCGGCACCCAGGCTTCGATGCGCGACTTCGTGTCCGCGCTCACCGAGAAGATTCGGCGGGTCGCTCCCGCTGAAGACGAGGAGCGTCTCACGGCGCTGCTCGAGCTAGCTCTGTCCAACCGCTCTGAGGAGCTCGTCGTTTCGGCCTTGGGCCAGGAGCGAGACGACGTGGCCGAGGAAGCGGCGGCCGGGACGGAGAGGACGGACGCCGCGGGCCAGCCGCACTGGCGGTTGGCAGCGAGGAAACGTCGCCTGCAACTTCTGGAACTTCAAACGAGGAGTTAGCAGCGATGTCTGCAGCAGAGGACAAACCAAGCCTCTCGCGTCTTGAGGCGCTCCGCGAGGAGCAGGCCGAGGAGATCAGAGAGATCACCGAGCTCACGGACCGTGTCGAGGCAGAGCAGCGCGACATGACCGAGGAGGAGGCGACTCGCTTCGACGAGGGACACGAGTCGATCGAAAAGCGCAAGGCGCAGATCGCTCGTCACGAGAAGTCCCTGAGCTTGAAGAACGAGCTTCGTGCCGAGGACGCCGTGCCTCCGCGTGCTCCGATCGACGTTCTCCTCCCGGCGCGGGCGAAGGATCCCGACTCGGAGGAGAAGACCTACCGGCCGGACAAGATGCACCAGTTCAGCTTCCTGCGGGACATGCTCTATGCCCGCAGCGGAAGCATCGAGGCGCGAGACCGCCTGAACCGCAACCGGCGGGAGGCGCTCGAGGCGTTTGGGTGGAACGAGCGCGAAGGAGACGACTACGAGGCACGCGACATGCAGGCCGCCTCGACGCAGGGCGTCGAGTTCCTGCCGCCGCTCTACCTCGGCAGCCTCTTCGTCGAGCCGAACATCGCCGGCCGCCCGCTTGCGAACGCACTGCCGAGCCTGCCGCTGCCGCCGACGGGCGTCGCGGTCACGATTCCGAAGCTCGCTTCCGGGGTCGCGGTCGCTGCTCGCTCGGACGCCGGAGCAGTGCAGGAAACCGACGGCGTGACCGCCACGATCTCGCATGACGTGAACGAGATCGCCGGCCACGTCGACATCGGGCGTGTGGCAGTCATGCGCTCGGATCCGTCGCTCGACGTAGTGGTCGTTCGCACGCTCCGTCGGCGCTACGACTCCTACCTCGACGCGCAGCTTCTGAGCGGGAGCGGGACGGCACCGCAGCACCGCGGCCTCGACAACGTGACCTCGCCGAACACGGTGACGTTCACGCAGGCGACGCCGTCCGGTGCGAACACGATGCCGCCGATCTTCGACGCGATCCAGCAGATCGCATCGAACCGGCTTGAGGTGTACGCCGACCTGATCGTCATGCACGTCCGGCGAGCGGCGTTCCTCAACTCGTCGCTGTCGAGCACGGTTCCGCTCTTCCAGCAGGGACAACTCGTGCAGGCGGTCGGCGTTCAGGATCAGGGCTTCGCGCAGTCACTCGGCGGGATCCCGATCCTGAAGGATCCGAACATCGCGACGAACAAGGGCGCGTCGACGAACCAGGACACGATCTACGTCCTCGCCAAGGAGGACTTCATCCTGATGGAGGGTCCGATGATGGCCCGCGTCTGGGACGACGTCGGGTCCGGCAACGGAATCATCCGGTACTCGATCTTCGCGTACTCGTCGTTCCTGTCGAACCGCTATCCGAAGTCCCTGACGCTCATCAACGGCACCGGTCTGGTGACGCCGGTCTTCCAGTAGGCCAATGACGATGAAGATGGGGGGCGGTCCCAAGTGGCCGCTCCCCTCGGAGGGAGACATGTCCGAGCAACTGAAGGAAGCACAGGAGCAGTTGGCAGAGGCTGAGGGAGCCGACGATCGCGACGAGGCGTTGATCGCTGTCCTCGCCGACAAGGTTTCGTACCTCGCCGATGCCGAGGAGGCCGATTCGGCCGCGAAGGTCGAGAGCAAGGCGAGCCGCTCGAGCGCGAAGGAGTAGCCACATGGGACTCGGAGGTGCAATCGCTGCCAAGGGCAGCCTCGGGCTGGAGGTGATCCGCGCCGACGGCTCTCGCGAGAAGCTCCGCCCGCTGATCGAACCGCACCCGTGGCCGGCGGCGACCAGCCTGCGGGACATCCTCGCCAACGCGATGCCTCAGCAGGGGCTCGCCGACGAGATCAACGATTGGCGGAAGGCGAACCGACGCAATCTCGGTCGACGCCTGCGGAAGGTGCTGCTCGCCAAGTGGCTCGGGATCCCGACGCACTACGGCGCGCTCTACCTGGAGGTCATCCGCGGCGACGGAACGCGGCTTCCCTACGGGCTCGCCTCGGTGGCGGTCGTGACGGACGCGGGTGTGAACTTCATCCGCGACGACTTCAACGCCGGCGGCACCGACATCTCCAACATGAAGTACCACGGGTTCGGGACGGGCTCGACGGCGGAGGCGACATCGCAGACGGCGCTCGTCACCGAGCTCACGACGCAGTACGTCACCGACAACGTGCGCCCCACTGGGACGCAGGCCACGAACGGCACCGGCATCTACCGCACGGTCGGCACGCTCGACCCGGACGCCGACGTGACGATCACCGAGCACGGCATCTTCTCGGCGACGAGCTCGGTGACGCTCCTCGACCGTTCGGTCTTCACGGGCATCGCGCT